AGTATCTTTAGCTTTTTGCAAAGCAGTGGTTGTTTTGTCAAGAAACTCACCCATTACTTTGTATTGGCCAGAACGTGCCAATTGAGCAATAGCACCAGTGTTATCCAATGCACGTATTTCTTGAATCTTTTGCAATCCCAATTCTTTGTCAGTAGCCAATAACTTCATGGCATCTTCATACAAAGCATTTACCTTGTCATTGTGTGATTTGAGAACTTTAAGGTTTTCTTCAAAATTCTTTATGTCTTGCTCAAACACATCTTTGCGTCCGGCTTGGTATCCTTTCATTGCTCCAGTCAAACTAGCAAGAGTTTGCATACCGGAATAACGACCTTTGCCACCAGAACCAAATGCGGCCACGCTGATCAGGCTGAACAATCCCGCAATGTCTTTGGCAGTCTCAGGTGTTGGTGCAAAAGGAGATGCTTCTTGCAAATCACGTTTGTGTTGATCAACCATCTCTTTTTGTTTTACAGCTTGTTCTTGCATCAACTGGCTGCGAGATTTTTCAGCTTTGGCAATAGATTCAGCCTCAGCTTGTTTTGCCAAGCCTTCTTGCTTTTGCGCTTCAGTGGCCAAAGAATATTGTTCTGATGTCAATGTTCCTATATCTTTAGGTGTTGCTGCGGCCAACTTTTGTGCAAATCCTTGGTCACCAGCCATTTGTTCTGGCGTTGGAATTTGTGCTGGCGCAGGAGCAGGTCTTGGCTGCGGAGCAATCACGGGCGGTGCTTTGATTGGGGACGGTGTTGTACCCAATGTGCCTTGCAATGATTTTGGTATGGTCAGCGGAGGCTGTTTAGGTGTTTGAGGCGCAGGTCTTCCAATAGGATTACCTGCCTCATCGTATCCAGTCTGACCACCCATGAATGCTGTAGCCATTATTCTTGTCCCCCAGTTTGTACTGGTGCTTTGGATTGAGTCTCTGGCAAGCTGAATCCCAAAGCATTGTAGAATTCTGCTGCCAATTTAGAAGCATCAACACTCTGTGTATAACCAGTTCTGATTGCTTCCTCAATCAACTTGTCAGCAGTACCAGAGATGGACTGTGCTTGTTGAATCAATGCTAATCCTTGATTCACGTTATCTTGAGCAAATTGAGATGCTTGTCTCTGAATCATTGCTTCTGTTTCTTGTGCAGCAGTACCGCCGGTAATACCAGCTTGTGCTTGTTGCTGCATTGCAACTGCTCGTTGTGTTTCTAATTTCTGTTGCTGGGCAGCGGTAAGTCCACCTTGTTGACCCATTTGCAACATGTTTTGTCCTTGCTGGGCAATCTTTTCAGCTTGAGCACGGTATGGATCAGCCAGTTTTCTAATTTCTGCTTCATTGGCGGCAGCAGCGGCATTTTGTTTATTTGCCGCTTGTTGGCCTTGTTGCAAAGCAAGTGCGCCAGCACCAAATTTGGCATACGGTGCAAACGGTTGCAAAGCCGCATTTAATGCTTGAGCACCTTTTGAAAAACTCGTAAGAGTATCCATAAAACCAGGAGTTTTTTGTTGCGGTGCAGCAGGTTGCGCTTGAGGTGTTATAGGCAAAGGCGCACCACCCATCACGCCAGATGGATAGGCGGCTGCTGTTACGTTTGGTTTTGGAGATTGCGCTTGGGCTTGCTCTTGAGCATTACCAAAAGCGCCCGATGGATATGCGGGGGCAGTTACGTTCTCAACAGGCGCAGTTTCTACTGCCGCAGGTGCAGGTGCAGGTGCAGGTGCAGGTGCTTCTGGTGCAGTATCGACAGGGGCTTTGGCTTGGTAATCAGTTATTTCACGGCGAGGTTCTGCATAGTCATAAGCAGTATCTTCTGTAAAACCATAAGTTTCATCATCCTCAAACTCCATGATGCCAGTAGCAGGATTGATCTTGCCACTGCCGCCATGCTTTTTAAGCAATTTTGCTTCTTTGGGATTGATGTGAGCAAGAATAGAATCTTTGCCCCGACCAGCGGCAGCAAGGCGTTTTGCCATGTCAGGCAAGCCCATGTCTACTTGCAACAGTTTTGCTAAAGTTGCCATCAAACTACCTGCCCTTCTTGCTTTAATGCGGTTGTACCTTCTGGGTCACCCCACGGGTATTTTCCACCTTTTTTGCCTATTTTGCTACCCATTCCTTCTGGTGTTGTGGTATCCAACATGGCTACATCGGTTGACCCAAAAGCCGCAGGAGAACCAGTGGTGGCTTGTGAAATGTCACCGCCAGCAACAGTAGTTGATGCAGGAGCATTGCTAATTGAAGGAGGATTGCTAATTGAAGGAACATTGCTAATTGAAGGAACATTGGGAGTTTTTGCCATTTGTTGCATGACTTGTTGATCATGGTACAAATTTGGCGCTTCACCAATAGCTTGAGTTATCGCATTTTTTGGTACTTTAAGACCAGAAATTGCATCGTAAACAGGAGCTGTGGTTTCTTTTACGCTTCGAGCAACATTAGAAACAGCGCCAGAAATTGGGTCATAGTAAGGCTTGAGTGTCTCTTTGGCAGCCGTCACGTAAGGTTGAACGGTCTCTTTGGCAGCCGTGACGTAAGGCTGAACTGTTTCTTTAATTCCAGACAAAGTGTCGCCTAAGCCCCCTGTATCTAGTTTTGGCAAACTACTTACAAGGTCTTTTGCTTGGCTGATTCCTTCGCTAATCAAAGGATTGATAGCACCTTGCTCTGCACCTTTTAAAGCGCCAGAAACAACGTCTTTGCCTCTTAGAGCCGCACTAGTTGCACCAGCAGCCGCACCGCCAGCCGCACCAGCACCTATTTTGTTTTCTACCAAACTAGAAGCAGCAGTACCAGCGCCAGCAGAAGCGCCAGCAACCAATCCATCTTGCAGTGCAACATCCAGACTTTTGCCACTTGCTAGACTTTTGATGGTTGTTGCGGCATCTGCACCGGCAGCAGAAGAAACAATCTTGACAGTGGTTGCACTTGTGCCTTCGGGCAATTGACTAGCAACAGAACCAGCAATTGCAGTGGCCGCATAAGCAGTAATACCAGCATTGACAATATCTTCTGGACTACCGCCATTCAGTGCTGTAACCGCAGCAGAAGCAACAGAAGGCGGTACGCCAACAGTAATCAATGCCGCTGTTTCAATCACCGGCAAAGGATTTTTAATAATTGCTTGTATGGTGTTACCTATGGTGTTAACTATACCTTCTATTGTGTTATTAATTGCTTTTTTAACTTTGTTGAAAAATCTTTTAAACCATCCCATTTTTAAAACTCCACAGTTGCTGACATTTCATTGCCAGATACGCCGGACATTTGTGGCTCATACCCTGCCATTTTTATGTTTTTAATAATTTCGTAATTATCAACATCAAAATTAATTTTTCTAAAATTTGCTTTTTTAAGTGCTTGTATAAATTCTTTAATACTATTTACCTGTGTTGATGGATTATCTGCAATATTAAATAATACGTCTGCTTCGCCATTTCCATTATTGTGAATAATTAACAAAGAATTGTTTGCTCTGAGAATTCTTATTTTTGGATCGGTTTCAACCAATTTAATCAAGGCTGCATACATTTGCTGTGGATCACCTTCACCATCCATGCTTTTGGTAATGATTTCCAATGGACTCATGGTTTTTTGAGGCGCATTCTCTTTACGCAACGCATCCATAGCAGGAGGCGAAAACTTAGAATTTTTTGGTGGGGGGGCAGGGTTTTGCATTTTCATATTAAAGTCCAAGTGCAGCTAAGATTTGTTGATGAAGAGAGAGATGCGTACTTAACCAGTCGTAAAACGATGATTCATCGTTCCAATTTGTGTCCAAAAGGTTGATTGGATTGCTCAAATCAAGCGCATTTGACATGGCCTGATGCTCAACTTGATGGGCTAAAAGCCAGTCTTCCAAGTCATTAGGATTGGCATCCATGAGGGGAAAACGGGGTATTACCACGTTTTGATCCATCAAAGTCTCTGCAAACGTTTTATGCTGGATTCCATTCTCAAAAATGAACCCCTGAAGACTATTAAAGTCTCCATGACGAACCATTGAAAGAGCGTCCATGTTGGCCATTAGAATTTAGCCCTCTGTTCGGTTTCGTATTGCAGACCAGCAACGGTGTAAGACGGGCTGGTGCTGGTGATTGTCATGCCAATGTACTTGCCCCACATCTGAGCATCGTACTTGTACAAATAATAACCAAGCTGATAGTTGCCCCACAACACGGTTGCCAACGAATTGTTGATCCAAGACACAACTGCACCAGTATTATTTACCCACTGCACAGTCTGAAAATTGTTCAGCGTTACTGATGGTGATGTTGCATTTTCAGAGTCTATGGTCACTGTGATGTTGTTACCAATAGCTTGGCTCAAAATGGCTTCAACACCAAATTTCAGCGCAACCTTGTCACGGATAATGTTACCCATGCCAAGCAACGCACTTTGAATCTTGGTTGCCTGTGCAATTGATGCACTTTGATACATGGTTTGAAGATCACTACCCGTGGTTGAATAAATCGTTGCTGAACCATTTACTGGTACAGAAACAATGTATTTCACCGCACCTTGATAAGTAAAAAACCATTTTTTATCAAAAAATATTGCTTGTATGTATTGTGCCGCACTTTGTGTACCAGATGTGCCGTTGTAGTAAAAGTTAAAACTGGCGCACAAAATGTTGTAAATCAACACTTGGCCAGCACTGACCGTCTTGGTAAAGTCAATGCTAGGAAACAGTCCATCTAAAGCATCGCTAATCTTTGATGTGGTTGAACCCACCAAAGCGTACACACCGTAGCGGTTCATAAACACAATTGACCGGAAGTACGGCATCATGGCATACGGTAAATCTGAACCAACGCTGGCGCTGATGTTGGTATTGGTGTACAGAGTCGAGCCAGTGGTAGTGTTTATCCTAACGTCCGAAATGACGTTAATGCTATCAACACCAAATATATACAAGAAGTTGTTTGCCGACACTAATTGAGTGATGTTGCCAATCAGTGTGGAGTCATTAAAGATGATGTTGCCAGCAGAGGCACTGTAAAAATCATTGTTTGTACCGGCTGCTGTAAAGTACAAAGTTCTGCCGTTAGCAATCCAAACTCGGCCTGAGAATGAGGCTATGCAAGTACCTGGTTGAGAGACAAGAGCCGCAGTAATAGTTTGGCCACTACCAGCGCTGGTAATAGTAACTGTAGGTACACTGGTGTAACCAGTACCAGTTGAAAGTCCTGTGCCGTAAGCAGATACCGATGTGATAGATGTGCCGTTAGTAGTCAGTGTGATGACTGATTGTGTGCCACCAGTTTGATTTGGCGCACCTACTGCGGCTGTAGCGGTTGTGTAACCTGTGCCTGTTCCAGACAGAGTAAAAGTTAGCGATCCAACTTTGACTAAGTTTGTGCCATTCCACTGGAAGTAACCGTTGGTTGGGTCAATGATGATGATTAAGGTATTGTTCCATTGGCTGGCTTGGACACCAGAAGCAGAAAATGTACCGGCTGCGCCTACTGTTACCTTGGCGCTTGTTCCTACGTTGATGGCTTCACATCTGCCATCTGTTTGAAAAGCCAAGTAATAATTGGTTGTGCCAATATTGCCGTACTGTGCGTAGTACACAGTCGAACCAAACGTGACACCAGCGACTGTTGTTGGAGCAGGAACAGATTTAAGGTTGCCGTGACCAATAGGCATAGCATTTTCCAGCCAAGCAAATTCAGTCTCTTTGATTGAAGTGCGGTTTGCCTTGGTATTTACCCCGTCAAAATCTTTTGTAACGTGGTAATCTTTTTTCTGTTCTTGCGTAGCCACTATCTGCACCCCCAGCGTTTACGGGCAGCTTTGCCTCGTTCACCTTTCCAGTTTTTACTTCTGGCACAAAACGATTTATGTCTTGGGCCAGACTTCTGGGGAGCTTTTAGATTGCTGCCAGTGGCACGATTATACTTTTTACGACCTTTTGCAGTAAGCCCTCCCCCCGCCCTAACGGACTGTTTCTCTCTCCGACCAACGGATAAGTTAGGGCCTTTTTTTCTAGGCATACTGTCTTGTTCCAGATTTGTCAATGATCAGTGCCATATTACGTGGTTCTGCATCTTCTGTGTTAGGAATTGACACGTGGGTCCAGCGATCAAACTCACGGATGCACTGGTCATATTTGAGATCAGACGCAATAATGGCGCTGACAACTTCATCTGGTGTCATGCTAGGCACACGAAAATCGCAAGCGCACCCACGCCGATGTTGTGATTTATCAGTCGAACCCACCGCACGGTTTACCTCTGCACTGCGAAACGCACTATTAACCATGATAGGTTTGCCACCTAACAATGTCTTTATTTGCTCAAGAAAATTAGCCAAACGCACAAGGTTGGCCAACTCTTCATCGTTGGGCGTGTTGTCGTATTCACGGTGGTCTGTGAACGTCAATTCCTCAAGTGTAAAATGTGGCGTTAAATTCATCACTAATTCCTAAGTTGGTGCAAAGTGAATGGTTGTGAGTTTCATTTCTTCTTCAATTTTCTTGCAAGCAGGTAAAAGCATAGATTCAATTTGTTCTGCATCTGGGTAATGCCAATTGACATACTTTTTCCAGCCGTTTGGCTTGTTATCTATCTCAGCTTGCCTGACAACAGATTTGATGTAGTTTTCTGCGGTGGTGTGTATGCGTATGCCAGCATAGTTGTATTCAACCGTGATCTCTGGCTGATGCCATTTTTTGCAAACAATTACTCTTGATTTGTTAGCAAACTGCTCTTCATAAAAATTAACTTTAACTACTAAATTAGCAATAGATTCATTGGCACTCTTTAACTCTTCAATTGCTTGAGAATAAGCTAATTTGTAATCTTCAATTGTTTCAAGTTCCACAGTATTTCTCCTGCAATTAGAATGCTTCAAAAATAATTACGCCGTTTTGACCAAGGCCAACTGTTGTGCTACCAATACTTCCACTGCCTCCAGCCCCGTATCCAATACCATCAATTCCATTGTTTATAGCAGCACCAACAGCATATCCACCTGCACTAAACATATTGCTACCGCCAAATCCAGATTGTTGTGTTGCGACTGATGTTGAACTACCAAACGCACTACCACCATATCCTCCACGAATATTTATATCCCCACCACTAGCAAGACCACCAAGACCGCCAGCAGTAAAAGATGCGGCGTATGCAACTGATGTGCCAGCAAAACCTCCATAACTTGCAATATCTGATGCTAAGGTATAAGTGCCAGATGTTACATAATTAGGAAAACTAACGTTATTAACAGTGTAAGTAAGTGTTTGTCCAGCAGTTATAGGAATCCATTTGATTGCCACACCGCCAGCACCGCCGCCTGAACCTCTTTGGCTTGTTGTGCCACCACCATTGCCGCCTCTACCAACTACGGTAATTTTTAACCATTGCGTATTTGCGGGTGCTGTATAAGTTACCGCTGTGCCAGATGTATATACCTGAGTATCTTTAGCTAATACTCCAGCACCAGTAGGCGCAGCCCATGATGCTGTTGTGCCGTTGGAAGTAAGTACATATGTGCTTGCGCCAATACCAAGTCGTGTAGCGCTGTTTGTACCGTTACCAAGGATTAAATCGCCAGTGGTTGTAATTGGTGACAAAGCATTAAATGCGGCAGAAGCAGTTGTTTGGCCTGTGCCGCCACTTGTTATTGCAACCGTTCCTGTTACGTTAGCGGCATTACCAGAAATGTTTCCGCTAACCTGAGAACCTGGCAAGCTCAAAGAACTCAATGTAGTTAGAGTTGAATTGCTTGTTGCGGTAATGTTGGCTGCTGTACCAGTGGTATTTTGATTCCAAGTAGGAACTGTTCCTGCTAAATTTGCATAGGTATATCCTGTGCAATTTACCAAATTACCACTCGTAGGTGTACCGAGTAATGGAGTGACAAATGTTGGTGAAGTTGCCAATGCAACAACTGTGCCTGAGCCAGTAGTTGAATAAGACGTATCCCACGCCGTTCCTGTTGAATTGGCAATACCTGCGCCCGGATAAACCATACCTCCCCCTCCTCCACCTGTGACGTTTAAATTACCCGAAGCATCTGCACTTGCATGAATGTAAGACAAAGATGATGGTTGCCAAATAAATGCCGCCGTATATAACGCACCACCAGATGATCCAATTGGCGATCCTAACCCATCCAACAAACCCGTTTTCGTGTAATACGCAACCCATCCTGCGGTTTTTGAATAAGTAAACTGCTTTAATGTATCTGTCTCAATAAACATCGAGCCGGGCATGACATTTGATGTAGGCTTTACATCAGTAGACAACCCTGAATAAACAGTGATGTTATTTGTTGTAGAAGAATAAATTGTCATACTAAAAATTATGTTTATTTTGTAGGACTTGATTGATGCAAGAGTTCGTCTTTCTTTTGACTTCCAGCAGAAGACCCAAAGTAAAACGCAATGATGCCCGTCCAAGCCGTTCCTAGACTACCTAACATCAACATCAACGCATCAGATGTTTTAAAGTGTTCGGTCATCAAACCAACCAAAATACCAAAGAATCCAATTGTGACAGCAATTGCCATCAAGCCAGGTATGTAAGACTGAGTGGTGGCTTGCATCTCACGGGCTGATTTGCGGTCGTCCACTGCAATCTTTTCAAAGTCTAAACCAAGTTCTTGCGCCCGTGCAGCCATCGCCAATTCAGCAGTTTTGATCTGAGCAATCTGGTCAGCCGTCAGTTTGCCGTCAGCAATAGTTTTGTTAACGTCTTTGGGGTCAATGCCTACAGCTTTACTGATTGCGTCTACTGCCAAACCAGCAAGAGGGCCGCCAAGGGCTGTGGCAATAGTGGGAGCAATTTGTTTTAGCCAATCCATCATTTTTCCTTTGCTTCGTTTATCAATTTTTGAATTTGTTTTTGTTGGTGCTGAGTTTCTTTCTTTGCCTCAAGAATGTCAATGTACATGAATGCCATCAATGGAAGCATCAAGGCAAACACAATGCACATTGCTATCAGACCTATCAAAAACCCCATCTGACCCTCCGATCCATCACGATTAACCAAAACATCAGGTACAGGTACAGGATAACTATTGCCACTACCACCAGATACAGAGCCTTGTCTTGCAGATCGCTTATCATTTGCCTTCGTTGCCATGATTTAAGTCTTTCCCGCTGTTTTTGCTCTTCCTCTTCCTGTGCCTGTTCTTGCTGGATAACCTTTCTCATTTCTAGAAAATCTGTATATACAGCACCCAGTTCTGGTGGGCTTTGATATATCAGAGTCTCTCTCAGTTCGACTTCCATCTGCGCCATTCTGCGCTGTGCCAACACTCTATCTAATGCTTGCTGGTTGAGGGAAGATTCTTTCTTCTTTGGCTTTGTCTCTTCTTCCTTAACAACTTTGACTAGGGTTTCTTGCGCTGTAAAAAACTTACCCAAGTGCTTGCTGATGTCTTGCATAACATCAACCACTTCAGCACCTGCTGCTTTGTATTCTTTATACAAAGCACAACCTTGCTTGACGTAGCCAACAGCAGCACTTGCAGCCGCAAGCAGAGTGATTGGATCAATTTACAGCCCCAAAAGTTTCTTGACAAACTCTGCCGCCACACCTGGTCCAAACAACACACAGATCATCACCACATACAGCAGGTACTCAATCTTGGTCATGCGCTTGTCGCCATCAGCTAATGATTTTTGAATGGCCTCGTATCTTTGTTTGCAGATCGCTTCATGTACAGCAAAATCTATTTCAAGGTCTTCCATTACCAACCCGCCATATCAACATACTTCTGACCATCCGCACCACAGTCAGAAAGGAACTCATCCTTTTGTTCTGCGCTGTAGTTGCGGCACTTGGTGCGCTTAAGTTCTGTTTCTGTTTCTTCAAGCCATGTGGCTTCAAGTGTGTTTGATTTGATGTCGTGACAGACCGCTGCTAAGTAAATCATGATGTTGCTCCCTTGATAACGGCAAAGTTAATTTGTACAGCTTGCGACAAAGAGACTGCTGATCTATTTGTCAAAGTAAGAAGCGCAACTCCTGCCGATACTTGATATATACCTGCGGTAATTGTGTAATTTGATGGGTCAACAGTCCCATCCCAACATATCGAAAGAGATAAAGTATCGTTTATACCCAAAAGACTGTTTCCCAATTGAAATGAAACGCTTGCAGCAGGCAACAAGGCGGCATTATTCATTGTAATTTTGCCCGTTGGCTTATTCAATGTGACACTAGTTGACTTGCTTGTCGCCTGTGTAACAGTACCACCTGCACCTGTGCCGTAGCCAAGACCTGCAGCTTTAGAAACAGTTAATGTACCGTCAGTAGCACATTTAAAACTTTCACTGCCACCTGTGTAGAAGGTCATGGGCAGATATGTGCCTGTGCCACGAATGGTAGATTGAATCAACGCTTCAGTTGAACTGGACCCAGCAAGCAACAAACTCGAATTTGTTGGGTCTGAGTTGTTATAACAATTTATGTTTGATGCTTGATTTGTCCCATTCGGTAGCGCAGAAATACTTGTTGCGCCATTTACCGTACTTGTCTGAAATGAAACACGATTAGCAAATGTGGTGGTGCTGAAGTCACCAGTAATGCGGTTTCCTGTACTAGAAAAGTTTAAATTTCCTGATATACCAAAATTAGCAGCACTTACCGATGTTGCAGGATTTATCAATTCCCACACGCCATTGGTTGCGTCATATACCAAATGCAACCAATGCCCTGCACCAGCAATATCTCCTACCGCCAATGCTTGATTGTTGTTTTTGGTAATTACCTTGCCGGTCAAACCATTGGGTGAAAACTGTGGTGTGGTTGTTGCATTTGCTGATGCGGCACGAACATACAAAGTCAAACCAGCAACCAATGCTGCTGGCGCTGGCGAGTAAGTAGCTGTAATTGCATCAGCCGTACCACCAGCCGTAGCAGTCAATGCAGCATTTGCAATGTCAACTGCGTACAAAAAGTTGGCATCTAAACCAGATAAAGCCAATGGGCCAGTCTGAGTTGCATAAACATTTGGATAGGTCATCTGTTACCCCACTAAATAAGGTGTTGTGATGCGTCTTGTGAATACCGATGACAGTACCGCACGGACTTGCTTGTTGTATTCTTGATTGAATATCTCTGCTTCACCATACGCTTGTTCTTTGTGCTTTGCTTTGTAGCAAGCGTAGAACGCAACCGGCGTGGTGTAAGGGTCAGGGATAGTCTCTGTTGGTGATGAGGTAGACAATGCCGTGGGCATGATGATGGTGTCTAACTCAATGCTGTACGTCTGATCGGGAACTGGCCCCAGATAAATACTGGTCTGGCCATACATGGAATAGGCAATTGGTCTGCCAATGTAGTTTTGGTAGTACCGCAGACGAGCATTGAAGTCTGTGAACGCCATATATTGCAGTGCAATACGGGTGTTGCCCCAGATCAAGTTCAAATTAATGATGTCCAGCGTGTTTGAGCCATTGGGCAAGCTGGATGTCAGGATTACTTCCTGGTTGGCTGCTACAGATGATGTTTGGTAAGTACGCAAACAGCCGGTGTCTCGCACCATGCGTGTGCGACCAGCATTGATGTAGTCAGTTAGTTCAGAGTCCGTGTAGAAATTCGCATTGGCATCATGCAGCAATCTCCGGCATTCCGTGATGTAGTCAGAGAGTACCATTTGATCCTCATGATGTTATGCGGCTTTTTGGACAACGCCAGCCCTACGCTTTTGAGGCACAGGGACTGGCTTTGCGTCAACCACGGGGGATAGAACGTGGAGATTAGGACGAGAAGAAGAGAAGCTAAATGAATTCAATCGCTCAAGAGCTTTATCAAATTCACCGCTGTGCTTCATCCATCCAAGTCGTTGAAGATAGGGGACTTTGTTGTCATCCCCATATCCAAATATGTGATTACAAACAACAGGCGCAATTTCTACTGGGACTCCAATAGGAAACAAAATCCGTTTGCCATCAAAGCCGTCTTCCAGTTCGTGTTGACTGTTATTTGTTGCCCACATGTTATGCAGTCAGAATATCGCCGTAGATGTACAGGTCAACCGTAGCTGCTGCACCTTGTGCTGTACCCACGTTGATGTACACATAAGCCTGTGAGAATGCGTTTGTGGACGCAATGCTCAAGTCTTGTACAACAGCAGAAGATGCTAACGCTGGAGTAACAGCAGTCACGATTGCAGTACCACCTGCTGACGCTGCCGTTTGCACGGTGAAGCGAGCAGTCGTTGGATTGATCGAACCATTGGTCATCGCAATGGCACGAATCCGAAACTTGGTTGGAGTGTCGGCAAATGCAACAAACGTATCGCCTGTTGCATTCAAATTCAACGCAGGAACTACAGCCAGCAGAATGCTTCCAAATTGACTGGGCAGTTTGTTTGCAACTCTAGATGAGGCCATAGTTATTCCTTAGACGGTTTGTAAGTACACAGTGTCAGACACGCCACCAAATGTGTTTGCCACCGTACCTGTGGTTGTACCAAACGCTGCTGATGTAGGCACAACACCTGTGTAAGCAGAGGCTACTTGGAACAAACCTTGGTCAGTTAATGTAGCCGCCCAAGCAGTAGTAGATGAGCAAGTTACATAGCCAGTTGCGGGGCGAGGAACGTACACACCAGTGTTGATTGCTGGGTTGGTCAACACAGATGTACCAGCAGTCACGTTGGATGTTGCAACAAACGGTGCGGTTGCAGCGTTGGTATAACCAGTACCGCCGGTGGTGGCAGAGGTCAACATGCTGAAACACATCACAGCAGTTGCTGCGGTTGTGGATGCAGGGCTGAAACTGATTGTTGGTACAGCAGTCATACCAGCGCCGTTGTTGGCGATAGTGATTGCGGTAACAGTACCAGAGCCGACCAATGTTGAGTTAACAGTCAACACTGCGCCAGTACCGGTGGTG